GATCCCCGGCATAAGCCGTGGGATCGGGGGCCCCGGAGCTGTTTTCCCAGGGCTTCGGCATTACTCGGTTCCTCCGTGTTTCTTGTCATCGACAATAAAGAGGACGCTTTGGGTATCCCGTTCAACGGTTCGGGCCATAGCAGCGCCGTCTTTTCCCAGCAGGTTCTCCAGACTCCGTGAGGTGATGTTCAGTGTCGCCACAATTAGCGGCAGATCCATTTTGTCATAGCTATTTACGAAAACGGCTATTTTTTCACCCATATCCTCGATTGCCTCTACAATAGTCGAATAAAACAGCTCTTTATCTTTCAGTGACTTTGCTGAAAGCATCCGTTTTACATAACTCTCTTTGCTCATTCCTTTGTCGCTCCTTTCGTACCATCCACAATCCGCACAGGCAGGATCAGCGACTTCAATACCCCATCGTCCATAACCAGAGGCTCAGTACTCTTGTCGCCGAAAAAGCAGTCAATGACAGAGCAATCATAGCTTTTCAGTGCATCCATAACGTAGGCGGAGTTAAACATGATTCTCAAATCCGTGGGAAATTTGTCCTGCACCTCCAGCTCCTCGATGTAATCCGCCGAAGAACTGGTGCATTTGACCTGGAGGGAGGTGCCAGAGCCGTCCAGCTCGACCTTGCCTTTGTGGGTATCATCGGAGCAGATCATAATTCGGTTCATGGCGCCCAGCAGCCTGCCCCGGTCAACGCCAATGGACTTTGTGCGGCTGGGGAACACCCGGCGATAGTCCAAGAAACTGCCAGAGAGCAGACGGGCATAGATTTTGCAATCCCCAATCTCAAAAACAGCCTTTTCGCCCTGCATACTGATTTTGAGCTTACCTTCCTGCTTGATGGACAGCAGGAGTTTGACCGTAGGCTTGGGAATGACCATCTTGAAGGCTTCTGGGTATTCTGCGTGTGCCCAGGCGCAGCGGAAACCGTCGCAGGCTACCACATTTAGATCGGTGCCGTCACCGTCCAGCAGGACACCGGTATGTATCGGGCGGGCTTCGCTGGAAGCGGTGGCATACACAACGCTGGAGAGCATTCCAGCCAGATCATCGAAGTCAATGGTGGCCTCCGTAGCCTCAGACAGGGTGAAGTTTTCCGGGAAGCCATCAATGGGCATGGTTTTGATGCTGGTGCGGATATTCCCGGCCTTGATAATCAGGGTATCGTCTCCCTTGGGGGTGATCTGCACCATCCCATTCGGGAGATTCTTTACCATGGCAATGGCCTTTTTCGGAAGGATGAAACTCTCAAGCGCCGCCTCCGGAGCCAAAATTGAAATGGCGTTTTGCAGGTCGTTGGTACACATTCTCCCGTCCTTCACCAGAATGCCCTCGGTGCAGGGAATCGTGGGCCTGCCGGGGATTGCCCGTTCCAGCAGGGAAAATCTTTTGATCAGCTCGGATTTTTCAATTTCCATATTGTCCTCCTACAAAATTTGAAGAATGCCGTTTTTGAACTTGATTTCATAGGGTGCAAGTTCTTCTTTGTTCATGTACTTATGCCCGAAGCGCTCCTTCATGGTCACCCAGACTTCCCAGGGGACACGGTAAAAGGTGGAGAGGTCTAAAGACACGATTACGAAAACAACCGCTCCAAGGGCACTGTGGGAGCGCATAGCGTCCGCCTGGGCTTCGTTCACCTCGTCCTGCATGATTTTCCCTCTGGTGGAGCACTTGGATTCAAAAATCACCGCCCGGCCCCCGGCGAGGGTGCCCTTGAAATCCGGCTGGGCTTTCTTGGCAAACACACCCTCAAAACCGGGGGTACCACAGGACAGGCGCTTCATTCCGGTCAGCACCTTAAAGGGTTCCGGGGTCTTGTCGATGTCTGCTATCTTCTGCTCCCGGTAGTAGCAACAGGCTTCGAGTATGTACGATTCCAGAACTTCGCCGTTCTTCCGATTCACCCGGCCCTGCCACTGCATTTCCGGGTTCTTCTGCCGCTGCCCGTTGGGGTCGAAGTCCTCCCAGCCTTTATACCCCAATGTCAATACCTGCTTCCCGGGCTACGGCTTTCATACCGGCGATGGTAGCGGGGCCCATGCGCTTGCCGGAGACGGCACAAAGGTCGATGAACTCTTTTACCGCCTCGGCCCTACTACTGGTGGGGACGGGGGTCAGTACGGAGTGCCGGGCATTTACATACTCGACCAGCTGCTTGTCCGTCATGCGCCGCAGCTTCCCGGCGAAATCATGCTGCGCCCGTTCCTCCGGGGTCATAAGGTGGTTTTTCTTAGCCATAGTCAATCTCCTCGTTTTTCTGCCCTGGGGCGGTGAACTCGATGTAGCATACATACGCCGCATTGGGCTTATTGGTAGGCTTCTCCTTGCCGATTCTGACGGTGTACCCGGCTTTAACCAGCAGCCGAGCAATATCCAGCCGTTCTGATTCGGTCAGGGAACCACATTTCTGGGGTTGGATTCTCATGCTGTCTCTTTCACTCCTTTACGCTGCATAAATCTGGAAAAGGCGTTTGCGAACTCACGGACATCTTTGGGGGCTGTACAGCCCCCGAAGCCATACAGCTGGATAATCCTTCCATTGGTGGTATCCATCTCCATGGTGAAGAATGGCTTCTCCGGGGCATCCTGCCTTCTGACAAAGAAAATCATGTATGCACCCATCATGCACTTTTTGTAATATCCCTCGCCGCCGACGCAGTGGTTGAGGCTCTGTCCCTCGGCTATCAGGTCTGTGCGCATCTGGGGCAGGATGATACAGAAGCCATCCTTTTGAAATCCGGTCAAGCCCATCCGTGCGTAATGCTCCTGAACGGCCTCGTGGAACGCTGCGTTCAGTTCCTCGCCCTTGCGTTTCTGGATTTCTCCCATGACCTCATTGTATCTGGCGGTAATGGTCTTGTGCGCCTCCACAATGTCAGCCGGGAAACGGATGGATTTGTGGGACATATCCACTCGCAGCTCCTTCGACATCTGCAGATAGTCCTTGTATTCCACCAGAATCTTGCTTAGTGCAACCTTCGGGTAGAGCTGCTGCTGTTTTCCGATATATCTCAAGGCTTTGGATACCCCAACCTCTGTCATTACCTCTTCGAGCGAAGAATTGTTGTATCTGCATCTACTTTGGATGCTGCGGTATATCTGAAATAGCTCCGGGGATACCCATTCTTCTGATCTCTTGATAAAAGACAATTCCGAAGCCGTGACATTCAATCTCCGCAGCATGGAAAGGTACTGCTTGCTCACCCCGACCTGCTTCTGGAAAACGCCCTGGCCGTCAGGATCGCCCGCAATGCACCGTGCGGAGCTGGCAAGCATGGGCAGGCCCATCTTGAAAAGGAACTCTGCTTTCGGACTATTCTTCAGCTCGTCCAACAGGTGGACAAATTGCAGGCGAACGTGCTTTCCCTCCAAGCCGGCTTTCAGATTCACGTTGTAGTAGTTCGGACCGAACACTTCGTCCAGATTCTCGGTGTAGATGTAGGAGCTGGAATCACAGGTGGAGCCCAGCGGGAGCCGATGCCACATTGCTTCATAGGCGTATGGTGCAGTAAACCATTTGTAGGTGTAAATCTTTGGCTGGCCGTTGACCATCAGATACAGGCTGTAGGCAAAATCATCAAATCTGTAGCTCTGTTTGAACTCCGGGAAGCAGTAGGACCGCTGCACATGCGCCCATTTGAGAAGTAGCTGCCCGTCTACCTTGTAGGCAAAACAAATATCCGCATTGTCGGACATATCCGCTTTTATCCAGTTGGCACGGTACACAGCCTTTGTGTGGCACCTGGGGCAGGTGGTTCCTGTCCCGGAGGTTACGCCCTTGTCCAGCGTAAAATGTGCCCCACAGTGGCCGCACCGGGCTTTCCGGGTGCCGTTCTCCTTTTTCCCGAAGAAAATGTAATCGTGCTGGAAAACCTGCTTCGAACAGTATTCCCGGAGGTTATCAGGATAGGCGGGAAACATTGCCATGTGCCGCTTCATCAGCTCGTTCAGATTGTGCTGTGCAATTTCACGCTTGCTGCTTGCCTGTTCACCGACAAACGCATTTACCAGGCTGATACCGGATCGCCAGCTTCCGGTGCCGAAGAAACTGTTGCAGACTGCGTCTGT